GTTCCGTTGAAAAGGCTAGCTTTAGTACACGAACGCAATTTGATCAAGGCCTCCATAGGGGGCACTGGTACAAATTTGATCCTAAGGTCGATAGATATCGCCGAGAGGAAATGATGGAGATCGAGTCTACATTACGTAGATCAGATAACCATATCTTTCTTCGCCAAATACCAAACTGTATGGCGTTGAAGGGAGGGAAACACGTAACACTACGTAGGTCCCTAGATATTGCGGTTAAGTGGGGTTTCCCGCTTGAAAGCAATGGAGAAGCAATTGGGTGGAGAGATACCACGACGATTACTTCATATATCTCTAATGAGGACGATCCTGACGCCCCATTAGAGAAGGAGATACTCAACTTCAAAGGCGAAGTATATCCTAAATATGGAAACCCTTGGGAAATTCTCATGGGGATTCATAACTTCGAAGGCATAACCGCAAAGGTATGGCCTGAATCTTCGGTTAATCTTAGAGATAAGATCCCGAAAGCACTGTTGTGGCCGGGCTTTAAAGGCTCGGGAACGACATTCACCCGCATCGCAGATCCAAAAGATCTGATGTGGGTATTAATGAATAGAACCCATTGGGGGACATTCATTCGAGATAAGAGAAAGACCGCGAAGGATCCTTTTCTTAACAGACTGGTTGAACGGCTAAATGCTTTCTTCAACTGCAAGTCAGACCCTAATTGGACTGGAAAGTTTAAAAGGAGTCTGTATCCTAAAGGTTACACAAGTGCAACCTTTGGGACAAGGAAGCATCGGTTCTTGGAACTGCTTACTTCCGTTAATGGGATGTTTTGGCAAAGATTCATATCCATTAAAGACGAACAATGGGACTGGTTAAAGTTCGATATGTTCGTTATCGAGATGATATCATTATTGTTATCTGACGAATTCATTGAGCCCTCAGACGAGAGCATCAATATAGACACACTCTACATGCGAATTAAGAGTGTGAGGTCCGACATCAAGTTAAATCTTGAGAAAGGACGACCGAGCGATAAAGGCAATTTGCCCAGATCACTTAATTATCTACAGCACAATGTGGTGTATGGTAAAGAAGGAATTGAGAGACTTAGCAGACTCACAATTCTTATGCAGAACAGAGGGATGGGAACCCCACCCTTGATCTGCAAGTTGCAAGCTACAGTTAAAACTTTAACTGTACTCCAACAGGAGAGTACGCCCTTAACTCCAACGGAAAAGGGCATACTCCGAGGTCTTCTTGAGAGGTTCACTAAAGAACTCCCAAAAGACGTTTTCACTGGGCTTTCAACAAAAGCCGGAGTGAATATATCTAACTCTGCGTGTTGGGAAAAGACACGCACAGAAGGAGGAACCATCTGTGAGATCAATGAGATCTTAAATGGTGGTAAACACCGAGTCAAGGTACGAGATCTGTACACTGGCAAGGTTATCGATTACAAACACCTAAGTGAATGTACAATCGGGGAATACGTATTCTGGAGCAGTCTAGATGTCGTATTATGCACTGAAACCGAAGAGCTATCTTCGGTGTTTGTGGCAACTTTGAATGATCCGGGGAAATCCCGTACCATTACGAAGGGCATGGCAGCATTGAAGATTATACTTGATGCTGTACATGGGATTTGTGCCTATCCATTAGGAAAGGTACAATCATCGCGTT